GATTGCTTTGACCTATTGACAACTCCAACAGGTACACCTCTTAAATTTGATACTGAAGGAGAAGCTATACAATTTCTACACTCTCTAGGGATTGATGATAATGTAGTATTTGAAGAAGGATATGTTAGAATTGACAGAGTTCACTGAAGAATATAATGGATATGTAGCACAGCTACACCAGAATATAGCTACCTTAAAAGTACAGTTAAGAGAAGTAACTGATGCCAATAAACAACTCCGAAAGGAATTGTCTATCGCAAAGCAGGGTAACGCTCCAACTAATTTATGGGCTGAGTTACATGACGGCAGAGATACATAACTTTTATTCGTACTGGAAAAAAAAGCAGGAGACTTTAAGAAAATCTTTAGGGTACCCTGCTGATCTATGGTATACTATGTTAGACCATGGGTATGAACCTACAAACGAGGAAGACGTTGAGAAATTTATAGAAGACATGATGGATAATGAGTAAAAATTTTTGGCAGAAAGAACGATCATCTATACTGAGGAACCTTGTTCGCCAGTACAAAGAAGAAGGTTATGATATTAAAGAGGCTCGCCACTTAGCTAAGATTGAGCTTAATGAAATCATGGAAGACAAAGAAGACTTTGTTAGAAATCTTTGGGAAGAAACCTTTGAAGATGTATAACTTAGTATATAAGAATAACATCTTGAAAAACTACAGGACTAGACGTGAGGCACAACAAGAGCTTGACGACAGGCAGGGCTTGTGCTATATGCTGAGACTAGAAGACCATGAGACCTATTCAATTGCAAAAGGAAAGACCAATGCAACCCGAAGAACAAGGAAGGAAAGGGCCGTGTCCCAAGTGTGATTCTTCTGACGCCAATCATCACTACAATGATGGACACACCTACTGCTTTAGCTGTAATACTTATCAACACTCAAAGGAAGTCACGACTATGGCTACTCAACTACCAACACAACAGACTACTGAATTAACATCTGGCAAGATGGCTGAGTATAATGATATCTCAGATAGAAAAATACTTAGAGATACAGCCAAGAAGTATGGCACTCTCACAAAAAAGAAGGGGTCCATGACAACACATCATGTCTACCAATACTTTGATAAGAATGGTAATCATATCTGTAATAAGGTACGTGACACAGCCAACAAAAAGTTTTGGTCTGAAGGACAGATGACTGAGGCTGGCCTCTTTGGTCAGCAAGCATTCACACAGAAGGGTAAGTTCATTACCGTTTGTGAGGGTGAGGTAGATGCTATGTCTGCCTATCAAATGATGGGGTCTAAGTGGCCCGTCGTTTCCCTGAAGAATGGTGCAGCGTCAGCAGTAGCCAACTGTAAGCAATCCTTTGAGTACCTCAATCAGTTTGATCAGGTAGTCTTATGCTTTGACAATGACAAGGCTGGTAAGCAAGCTGCCGCTGATGTGGCTGAAATCTTTGAGCCTAATAAGTGTAAGGTTATGAACCTAGACTTGAAGGATGCAAACGAATACCTCAAGGTGGGTAAGTCAGAAGACTTCATGACTGCATGGTGGGGTGCTAAAGCCTTTACTCCTGCTGGGATTGTCAACCTGCATGATCTAGGGGATAGTCTTTACGATGAGAGCTACTGTGAGACTTGTCTCTACCCTTGGACACAGTTGAATGATAAGACCTATGGCATGAGGACGGGTGAGCTAGTGACGTTCACCAGTGGTGCTGGTATGGGTAAGTCCAGCATCATGCGTGAGCTAATGCACCACCTACTAATGAATACCAAAGATAACATTGGTATCTTGGCAATGGAAGAAAGCACACGTAACACAGCCTTTAATATCATGTCAGTGGAGGCCAACGCTAGGCTGTATATTAAAGAAGTACGTGATCAGTATACCAAGGAACAGCTACGTGTATGGCAGGATAAAACCCTAGGCAGTAAGAGGTTCTTTGCCTTTGATCACTTTGGTTCTATCAGTAACGATGAAATCTTAGGCCGTGTTCGTTACATGGCAAAGGCATTAGGCACCAAATGGATTATCCTTGATCATCTATCTATCTTAGTATCAGGTCAGGAAGATAACGGTGATGAACGTAAGTCAATTGATATTCTAATATGACTAAGCTGCGTTCTCTGGTTGAAGAAACAAACATAGGCTTGCTGCTTGTGAGCCACCTACGTCGGCCAAGTGGTGATCGTGGGCATGAGGATGGCCGTGAGGTATCCCTGTCCCACCTGCGTGGGTCTGCCAGCATTGCACATCTATCTGATGCAGTCATAGCACTGGAGCGTAACCAACAGGCAGACGATGAGCAAGCAGCCAACACCACCACCATACGTATCTTGAAGAACAGATACACTGGTGACACTGGTGTCGCTTGCTACTTGCATTACGATAAAGATACTGGTAGGATGACCCAGATTGATAACCCTTTTGCGGAGAATGAAGAATGAGTAAAGCTTGGAAAGTATATAGTCCTAAATTAAATAAATTTTATAAGAATAAAAACATGCAAGGACTTATTTGGGAAAGAAAAAGTGCTGCTAAAAGATGTAGAACAAGATTTATAAATGAATATAATCTTCCTAACGATGCTTTAGAAATTATTGAATATGATCTATCTGAAACCAAAAGATATAAACACGATCAAATGAACGAGCTATAAAGGAGAATGAGCAGTGGCGCACTCACCAAAAAAACAAAAAAAAGTAATGGTCAAAATACTTATGAAAAACGCTATGAAAAATTATGAGAAACAACAACAGAACAAAGTGGACCAAGCAAGCTACCCTGAAGTATATTAAAGATATGAACTATACTACTATTGATACTACAGAGAGGAAAGACTTTGATATTGTCTGCAAAGCTACAGAAAATATTCACCACCTCTATGAAGTAGAGATTAAGTATTCTTGGAAGGGTGAGTGGAACCCTAGTTGGAAAGAAGTACGCATCCCTTACCGTAAGAACCGCTTGCTACTTAAGTGGAAAAAGGAATATCCTGATGCACTCTTTACATTTATAGTATGGCGTAGCGATTGCAAACAGGCGTGGCATATTGACGCAAATATTTTACTTGACTGCGAAGTAGAAGAAGTATCTAATAGAAACATCAGAGAGGGTGAGAAGTTCTTTCATATACCTGTGGAGGATGCTTGTCTCATTAAGGTATAATGACAACAGCTATAGTTGATATTGAAACAGATAGTTTAAATGCAACAAAGATACACTGTATCGTAGCAAGAAGTTATAAAACTAATAAGGTTAAGGCGTGGGTAGGGCAGGAGTGTTCGGAGTTTGCTAGTTGGTCGCAGCAGATTGATACCTTTGTAATGCACAATGGTATTAGCTTCGACGCTCCTGTCCTGAATCGTTTACTTGGATGTAATATAAAGCTTAGTCAGATACGTGACACTCTCATTGAGTCACAGCTTTATAATCCTATACGTGATGGTGGTCACTCTCTTGAAGCTTGGGGTAAGACCCTTGGCTTTGAGAAGGGTGACTTCCATGACTTCGCACACTACTCACCTGAGATGTTGGAGTATTGTAAGCGTGACACAGAGGTGACCCGTCACGTAGCACAGGAGCTAAAGAAAGAAGGTAAAGCTTTTAACCCTAGAGCTTACGAGTTAGAGTGTAAAGTCAGGGCTATCTTAGATAAGCAGAAGAAGAATGGCTTTGCATTTAAGATACAAGAAGCTATGATCTTACAGGCTCAGTTGCAGGATGAGTTACATGGACTAGAACGTAAGGCGGAAGAAGACTTTGATCCTACTGAAGTAGTACTAAAGACCAAGACTAAATACATACCCTTCAATATAGCAAGTCGTAAACAAATTGCTGATAGGTTACAAGCAAAGGGTTGGAAGCCCAAGCAAATGACTGATAAAGGTAATATAATTATTAACGAAGCAGTCTTGTCAACGATTGATCTACCAGAGGCCAAGATGTTTAATAGATATTTTCTATTACAAAAACGTACTGGCCTAATAAAATCATGGATCATGGCATGTCAAGAAGATAACCGTGTACGTGGTAGTGTGATGACACTACGTACTATAACTGGAAGGATGGCACATGCATCTCCTAATATGGCACAAGTTCCCGCTGTCTATAGCCCTTACGGTAAAGAATGTAGAGGACTATGGACAGTTGATGATGCATCTAAGTATCGCTTGGTAGGTGTGGATGCCAGTGGTCTTGAGTTAAGATGTTTGGCACACTACATGAATGACCCTGAGTATAC